ACACTAGATTTAATAATTGACTTAATAAGATTTACTCCAACGTTTCCAATTAGCCCGCCACCCACTCTGTAGGTAGCTGTAATAGTTGCGCCAGAGGTTGGTATGCGGCCGCTTACTCCGTCTCCAAATATTACAAAAGAAACCCCAGAGGCATTCGTGTAGATAGAAAACACAGGGTCATAATTGTTATAGTCAATAAGGTAAGGCACTTCGGTAAATGTAGAAGAGCCAATAAGTAGAGAGGCTGAGCCCTGAGCTACTGGTGAATACGTTAGCTCACGGATTTGTCCAATAGACCCGTCAGAGGGGGTAAGTTCTTCTGTTTTTGTTTCACCGTGAGTGGCTTTAACGGTAATTGTTCCGTTTACAGTTCCTACCTTAGCTGGAACAGTTACTGCGGTATTTGTTTCAAATATAATTTGAGTTCCGCCAGTAGTTGAAGCCGAAGTAGCTACCTGCGTACCTGCTGGCACGGTTATCGCACTGGCTGTTGAGTTAGAAAACGTTAAAGTTACTGTAGAAGCTACAGCAATTGTAGGGTTGTACCCCAGAAGACGGGCCAACTCAATAACGCTGTCTCTTTGGCTTGCCGTGGTGATAAACGCTTCATTTGCAGAGCGGTCAATATAATAGTTAAGAATGTCCCCCATGTAAGAAAATAGCTCAATAAGGACAATACCAAAGTCAGCAGGGTCGCGGCTTACCCAGTCAGGGAAGTACTTAGGAATAAGGTCAATTAAGTCCTCGCGTATAGCGGCATAGTCCTTAGAGGTGTAATCCACCTGCGGGACGTAGTTAATATCAGCCATTTCGTACCTCCAAAAGAATTTCTCCAGACCTGCTTAGAATAGCAGTTTTTAGCGTTACACTCTGCTCATCAATGGTGCCAGGTATAGAGTAAAGAATTTCTATATTTAAGTTGCCGTCTGATGAATCTAAATACCCTTCCACAGAGTTTAAAGTTAGTGGCGTTAGCCAGCTTGAAAACCCAACCTCGACAGACTGACGCACAGAGTTTATAGCGTCGTTTACATTTGAAAACAAAGCTGCTTTTACTTGAGTACCAAACGATGGGTTCATTACTCGCTCATTAAGGCTTGTAAGCACAACCCCATATACTCTGTCTTTCCATATTTTAGACACGTCAGATGTTTTGCCAACCCCATTTGACCCAATAGTAAAAGGCAATGTCATTGCGTATTTAGGCATTTAAACCCCCATCCAAACTGGAAAATTAGGGTCCCCGCCAACAAACATAAGCCATACTGGCTGTCCAATTTCGGGAACGTTTCTGTGATAGGTGTGCTCTGCAGCGTCTAAACCTTCTTCAGTACCGTCCCTATCAAGGGGGTCGGTCATAGCTACGTGAGGGTGGCGGAGCGTGTTACTGTTTCCTGAGTGAGCTGAAATGGTAACTGTGTGACTGTGAGCAAATTCTCCAGTCCCTGCAGAGTTAGTAGTTCCTGTGTGGTTATTGATTAAAGCAACTACCTGGGCTGCAGTGTGAGCTTGGTGGTCTAGGTGCTCAGCCGTATTAGTTATAGGGGTGCAAGGAAGCGCCCAATCTGTAACGGTTGGGCCAAGTATTTGAGGCACAGTTAACGTAATTCTATCTAGTTTTTGTGGGTCAGAGTTATCTACGCAGATTCCTCTATATAGGCCGTAAAACCGTTGTTCACTCATTGTACAAGGCCTCTTTTCTTTGCTAATCTGTTTGTAACAGCGACACTCTTTTTCTTAGCCGCAATTACCGTATTTAATGACCGTGTTTTACTTTTCCAAGTGTTAGCGGCAGTAGACCTGCCATTAACTGCGGACGGCTTAGCTCTGTTGTTTATAGTACCAAAAGAACCTTTATTTGTATCTACAACCCTTTTGCGTTTGATATTAAGTGCCGTCAATGGTCGTACTTTTGTCTGCTTTACGTTTGCCTTTACAACGCGTTTTCTTTTTTTATTTGGCGCTGTAATGGTTTTAGAGTCTGTCCAGGTTTGAGCAATTCCTAAAGAGTCAGAGCCTAGTTCTAATATGGTTGTGTATTTAAAAACGTTTCTTGTCTCTTCTACCATTACGTGCTCAGTTGATAGAACAACCCAATACCCGTTATAAGGAGCGTCAACTCCTGTTATATGTATAGGCATATCAGGGCGAAGCTCTACTAAGCCTAGAACCTCAGCCCTAGCTCTATAAGGAAAAGAGTTTCTATTTTCTGCTGCTTCAGCTTCATAGGTAGCTACTTCTGAACTTAAAGCCACGGTTTCAACGTCAAAGCTGTCAAAAAACTCAAATTGATTTTTACCTCTAGTTTTTTTGTTTCTTAGCTGTTGCGTAATTGACACAGGCTGCGCAGAGTTTGCGTCAACGCCTGAAATAGCGACTGCTGACTTCCAAGCTCCGTCATACGGCATAGACTCGCTGATAATGGGTTCAAAAGAATATAAAGTTGACCCTTCTGGGCTGCTTGGAGACCTCATTATAAAACTAGGCGCTTCTTCGCGAAGTTCTTTATAATCCTCAAACATAGGTTGAAAATAAAGCTCTGTGTTTTCAGTTCTAAGGCTATATCCACATTGCTTAGCTAGTTTAACCATAAGAGACCAGTCAGAAATTCCAGCTTGAGACACTTGAGGGTATATTCTTGGATGAGGGACGGCATAGCAGACAAACTCGTAATCAGAGGCTATAGATTTTATAATTTGGTCAGCTGTTTTATCTTTGTATACCTCTTGTCGGCGTTGTTTCATAGGAAAAGACCCACCAACAAAAGTAACTTCTGAAAAATTATTAGCAGGCGTTCTTTTTAACTTTACATGGTGCACGTACCCATAAAACTTACGTGTGCGTTCACCGTCTGTCATTTTAATAGAGACCGCTGTTCCAGGAGACACGACATCGTACTCTAAACCCCAGTCTTTAAACTCAGCAATAAGTATTTCGTGCTCATACCTATTTTGTATAAGCCTAGCGCTATACAAAGTTGTAATTCCTAAATTTGTTTCTGGAAACTTAACAGAGATATATTTAAACATTAGGTATCCGTAGGATTGTTCCAGGGGTAATATTAGTAAAATCAGCTACTGACGGGTTGTATTCAACAATTAACCACCAATATTCAGAATTTTTATAGTATTTATAAGAAAGCGCGTCTAAGCGCTCCCCTTCTACGTAAGTATGCTCCCAGTACCTAGTTAATCCAAGTTCAGAAGGTCTATAGAACACAATTGGCTCTTCAACTAATTGAGGAGTTGTAGCAACGTAGTCAATAGTAGAGTATTCATACCTAGACCCTTTAAAAATAGCCATTATGAACTCACCAACCCTGAACCAGCGAAACACTCCATGTTAATAGACACAGTTGTGCGAAGCGGTATCATTGATTCTGTAAACATTTCGTGTTGCATTGTTAATCCAGTCAGCCATCCTACATAGGACAAATTATTTGTTAAAGAAGGTCCAAGTACTAAACCTAAAAGGGTTGGCATTAAGAACCCAATATTTGCAGTTGGTTTACCAAGAAGTGTTTGCCAGTTCTCGCTACCACCATTAATTGCTCTAAATAAGTACTCAAGGTCTGCCATAGTCCCTTGATTCATTAAATTTTTAATTTTAATGCTAAACGGCTCTTTTTCTCCAGGGTAACCTGTTCCATAGTAGTTTGACATAGATTCTGGGTTAGGTAAAGCCTTTAAACAAGCAAAATCGTTAATTCTGTCTATAACAATATTAAATGAAACAGTTTCTTGTCCTGGAAAGGCTCCTACTACAGATTTCAACCTATCTGCAGAGCTAGGTGTAATATCCATGTTTCGTGAAACACTTGTGCTAATGCTGCTAGGGTTCCACAAAAATTGAAAACCATAATCATAGTCAGCTTGGACAAGGGTAGCGTCAGCGCCTCCTTTAGTAGAGTCTGAGGTTGCGCCAGCTTTTGCTCCAAGAGTGGTAACGTTTCCGTCCTCATCGTATGTATTAATTTCTTCAGCGCCTCCAAAAAACCACAAACGACCGCGGCGTA